CCTTTGCCATCGACGCGATGCAACACGAAGGCGGCATCCAATCAAACATGGAACAATTGATGAATATGGCGGCCATGCGCCATCAGACGATAAGGAAGGCGCTTTTCTCTGGGCAGTATGGTCCGGTGCAGCATGGCTTGATCAGTGGAAACATCTCCGCAAAAACCGCAGCCGCGGGAGAAGCGGCACTTCAAAAAGTTTATGCCGGATCAAACATCACTGATTATTCGACCGACCAAGGTATGGCGGGCGATCCTAACTTCGCCAAGTATATGGCGGACCCCAAATATTGGGGGATGCACAAAGTTGAGAACGCTTGGTTTTCGGCTCACGGCGAGGAAGGCCGCAAATGGGCGGCAGAACAGCGCGCAAGGGATGCAGCCGCAGCCCCGGCGCCCGGCAACGACGAAGCCCGGCGGGCGAGGGCTTCATCATATAAAAATGACGGTTCTCAGCCCACGATAAGATCGCAAGAAGAAGCCGACGATTGGGTTTTTGGCACGGGTGCTTCGCGGGCCGCGCTCGACGACCAAATGGCGCAAAAGGTCGAGGGCACCGGCAAGCTATCGGTTCACGTCAACGCGCCGCGCGGCACCAAGGTCGGGGCCGAGGGTCGCGGTATCTTCAAGAAGACCGAGGTAACGCGCCAGACCCAAATGGAGCCGGCCGCCTCGTCGATGGCTTCGCAGTATCAGGAATAGCGATCGATGCTGATCACCGATCTACCCAATACCAAATGGCGCGATGAGTTGTTGCCCGCATCCTTCCGCGGCGCGTTCTTTCACGTCGAGGCGGGTAGCAAGGAGTCGGGGCGCGCGATCGTCGTGCATGAGTTCCCCAAGCGCGACCTACCCTATCCCGAGGACATGGGCCGGCGGACGCGGCAATTCTCGGTGCGCGGCTATTGCATCGTCTATCCGGTCAACACCGGCGAGCCGCTCTATAACCGCGACTACCGGATCGCGCGCGATTTGTTGTTCACCGCGCTCGAGGAGGAAGGCAAGGGCGTGCTCCAATTGCCGACTATCCCGCCGATGCTGGTGGTCTGCCCGCAATACCGTTGGACCGAGGAGCAGAAGCTCGGCGGCTATTGTACGTTTGATATGACCTTCGTCGAGTGGGGTGACCCGCCCGGCGCCGCGCCGACCGACTCACGCGACGAGCTCATCAATCAATCGCAGGCGGTGACCGCCCGCATGCTCGAGGTCATGAAAGGCAGCGACGCCGCGATCCGCGCGCTCGCCGGACTGCCGCCGCGCGCACCGGCGGTGACGCCATCGGGCGTCGGCCATGCTTAAAAGCGAAGCGATCGAAGCCGCCGGCATCTTGCAGCGCAGCCTGGGCGTGCTGGTCGCCGCGGTTCCGGCGCAAGGCCGCGCGGGCTCCGATCTGCGCCTGGCGTGCTTCGCGTTGCAGGCGAATGCTATGCGGCTCATCGGCGCTGACGCCGCCGGGCCATACCTCGCCAATTGCTTCGACCTCGCGCGCGCGGCCGGCGTGACGCAGCCGCAGCTCGCCCGAGTGCGCGTCTCGACGGGCGCCGAGCCCACGACGATGAGCGGCGCGACGCGCATCAAGTGGTCGATCATCGGCATGTGCTTGGCGGCCGAGGGGCGCGTGATCTCGGCGATGACTTTCACCAGCCGCGAGGACGCCGACGCGCTCAAGCTGCAAATGAACACGGTCTTTGCACAAGTCGAGGAAGCGGTCGCCGACGCGATGGATCAGATGACGTTCCAGGCAATGGTCTCTTTGCACGCCAGCATCATGTTTTATCTGGTCGAGACGGCGCGCCCGCTGCCGCGGCTTCTGCAATTCGCGTTCGCGCTGCCGATGCCGACGCTGGTCATGGCCTATCGGCTTTATGCCGACGCCAGCCGCGGCGACGAGCTTAGAGAAGAAAATAAAGTGGTTCATCCGGCATTTGCGCCGCCGGCCGGCCTGGCGCTGTCGGCTTAGATGGCCGACGACGCCGCGTCCGCGCCGGCGGCACCGGCGCCCGACCAGCTTCCGGGGCCGGTCTTCAACCCGGACGAGATCGCGACCGTCGTCGTCGATGGTCGCAGGTTTCAAAGCTGGAAATCCGTTTGGGTGCAGCATCGATGGGCCGAGGCTTATCCGCTGTTCCGCTTTACGTCCGCGGACATCGAGCAAGTGCCGGCCGATTGGCAAAAGCTGCAATTCAAGCCGGGCGACGAGTGCGCGATCTATCTCGGCAATGAGCTCGCGATCACCGGCGTCATCGTCACGCGCCAGACCGCCTATTCCAAGGAAAGCAAGGGCATTCAGTTCCAGGGCATCGGCGTCACGTGGTATGCGGCGCGCGCGAGCGTCATCCACAAGACCGGCAATTTCGACAACAAATCATTCATGCAAATCGCCGAGGAAGTGCTGGCGCCGACCGGGATCAAGATCATACCGATCGGCAACGTCAACGCAGAGCCGTTCGTCAAATGCCAGGTCGAGCCGGGCGAGACGATCTGGAATTTCCTCGAACGCCTGGCGCGCCCGCGCGGCATCGTGATGGGGAGCGACAAAGACGGCAACTTCTTGGCGATCGACGACCATACGATGCCGATCAGCGCGAGCTTGGTCGAAGGCGTCAACATCATAAGTTGCCAGGCGGTCATCTCGATCGAGAACATCTTTACCGACTACATTATCCGCGGCCAGACCGCGGCCAGCGACACGCAGAACATGGCGGCGGCTTCCGAGCAGGAGGCGCACTATCCCGGCACCGCGAAACGCTACTCGCCGGTGCTGACGCCGGCCGAGCAACCCGTGTGGAGCATCGGCGAGCTGCAAGAGCGCGCCAAGAACGAGTCGATATGGCACGAGGGCACCATCATCGAGGCGACCATCGTCGTGCAAGGCTGGATGCGGCCAGGCACGCATCAGCTATGGCGCGCCGGCGATGACGTGAGCGTCAAATCACCGATGGCGATGCTCGACATGGTCCTCAAGATCAGGACCATCACGTTTACGCAAGACCGCAATCAAGGAACGCTAACGGCGCTCGAGCTGGTCGCACCGTGGTTGCTCAAGGATGCCGGCGACTTTGACGTCAGCAATCCAACCGCGCCGCAGGCGCCCGATGCAAACGCCACGCCGGCGGCGCCGGTAACATCGCCGAGCGAGCCGCCGCCGCCAAACTTGGAGGAATAAGGATGCATCGCGCTACGCCGCTCAATACCAGCTTCCGCGCCTACTCGTCGGGCGGCGCCCGCACCATGATCAGCGGGGCCGACGACGGCAAAATGATGCAGGAGATGGCCGGCAACTTTATGAAGGGCGAGACCCGCGACAAGGTCGAGTCGCCGCAGAACTACGGGTTCTCGTCGGTGGTGCGCGCCGCCACCAAAGACGCGCAGGGAATGATCAAGGAAGCCGCCGAGGGGTTTATCAGCTTCATCGGCGGCAACCGATCGTTTCCGGTCTGCGCCATCATGGACGACCGGCGCCATCGCCCGATGGGTTTGAAGGAAGGCGAGAACGCGCAATATGACGACCTTGGGCAGATGACGTTGTTGCGCCGCGCCGGCTTGTTCCTGTTGTCGCTCGACGGGCCGGACGATAGCCAGAAGCAAAGCGGCGGCGGCCAGGGCGGCAGCGGCGGGTCGAGCGGGCAGCAACAAACCGTCAAACGCTTTGTTTCGATCCGGCACGTCGAAAAGAAAAAGCAGCAACGTAAAGGCGGCAGCGTTTCCAGCGCCGACGGCTCGAGCTCGAGCAGCGGAAGCGGCGGCATCGGTAGCGCGCGCGATACGAGCGGAGGAAGCGGTAGCGGCCAGAGCGGCGGACAGAGCCAACAAGATTTCAAGCACGAAGGCGAGAGCGTCAATCACGAAATCCGCGTCAGCAAGGGCCGCATCGAGTTCCGCTCGGGCGACAGCGTGGTCGGTTACTACGACGGCCAAAACAAGACCTGGGTCTTCATCGGCAAGATCAAGCTCGGCACCGAGAGCGCCTCGCATCCCGTCTACGGCGTCAATCAAGGGCTCGGCCACACGACCGATCCCAACGGCAACGATGCGGTGCTGGTCAACGCGCCGAAGCCGGGGCCGCCGACCTCGCTGGACACGAAGCCTTAAAGCGATGCCCGACATCCGGCTTGTCCAGCGCACCGATTTTCCGGGCCGCACATCGGTTTCGGTCGATTGGCTGTTGCTGGGCGACGGCACGCTCGACGATACCGAGGCGCTCGCGACCGCGGTCATCGTCGCGCTCGGCACCGATCGCCTGGCGTCGATCGACGACGAGCTGCCCGACCCGGACTCGACCGATCGGCGCGGCTGGTGGGGCGACCTCGACGCGCAGGAGATATGGGGCGGCTGGGAAATAGGCTCGCGCCTTTGGCTGATGCAGCGCGCGAAAATCACTGGTTCGAATGCCGCGGTCGGCTCAACGCTCGTTCGCGTCAAGCATTATATCCAAGAGGCAATCCAGCCGTTTCTCTCGCTGCGCATTGGCACGTCGATGGACGTGCAAGTCGAGCGGTTCGATACCCAGCGCATCGACGCCTTGGTGCGCCTCTATCGCGGGCCGCTCACCGCGGTCGAGCTCCGCTATCAAATCCTCTGGCAAGACATCATCGAGTGACGCCGCATGCCGTGGTCAACGCCGACGCTCAAATCCGTTCGTAGCCAAGTCCGCGATTTCATCCGCGGCTCGCTGCCGGGCGCCGACGCGAGCGTGCCGAATTCGGTCTTGCGCGTCATGTCCGATACGCAGGGCGCGCTCTGCCATCTCAATCTGCAATATCTCGACTGGCTGGCGCTGCAATTGATGCCGGACACGGCCGAGACGGAATGGCTCGACCGGCACGGCGACATCTGGCTCACCAATTCGGACGGCTCGACCGGCCGCAAGTCGGCGACGCTGGCCAGCGGGACCGCGAGCTTCCAAGGCCTCGTCGATGGCGCGCTCCTCCCGATGGGGACGCAGCTCTCGGCGGGCGGCACGCCGGCGGTCGGCTACGAGACGACGCAGGACATCACGACCTCGAGCTCGGCCCTGGTCGTCGGGCCGATCCGCGCGCTCGATCCCGGCTCGGCCGGCAATCAAGTGGACGGCGCCGTGCTGACGATCGCGCCCGGCGTCGCCAACATCGATAACTCGGCGACGGTCGTTCATCTCACCGGCGGCGTCGATACCGAGACCGACGACCAGCTTCGCGCCCGGATATTGCTGCGCATTCGCCAGCCGCCGATGGGCGGCGCGCAGGCCGATTACGTCAATTGGGCGCTCGCGGTGCCTGGCGTGACGCGCGCCTGGGCCGCGCCCGAGCAAGGACCGGGCACGATGACTGTTCGCTTCCTGATGGACGATCTGCGCGCCGACGATGACGGCTGGCCGACGCCGGACGACGTGCAAGCGGTCGCGGACTACATCGACGTGATGCGGCCGGTCACGGTGAAGGACTGCTACGTGGTGGCGCCGATTAAGGAGTTCATCGACATCACGATCGCAAACCTCGAGCCGGACACGTCGGAGGCGCAGGCCGAAATAGAGCAGAGCGTCCGCGATATGCTGTTCGCCAAGGCCGCGCCTGGTCAGACCATCTATGCGTCCTGGGTGAGCTACGCGATCATGAGCGCGCCGAGCGTTCAATCGTTCCAGCTCGTCACGACCGCCGATTACGTGATGCCATCGCTCGGTCATATGGCGGTGCTCGAAACGATCCTCTACCAATGACGCAGGCGTTAGGCTTCTGGGCAGAGCCGCTGCCGACCGACCGGCATATCCGGCGCAGCGGCGACGACTACACGCAGGCGTTTCTATCGCTCCTTCCGCAAGGCCAGGCGTGGCCGAAGCACGATGTCGGCGGCGTGCTGTTCGGCGTCTGCGACGGGCTCTCGCAGTATTGGGGTTTCGTGGACGGGCGCGCCGGCGATCTGCTCGAGCGCGAGAGCGACCCGCGGCAGACGGTCGAGCTCCTGCCCGATTGGGAACGCAACTTCGGCCTGCCCGATCCTTGCTACGCCGAGCCGCAGACCATAGGGCAGCGCCAGCTCGCGCTCGTCATGCGGATGACGATGCAAGGCGGGCAATCGCGCCAGTTTTTCATCAATGTCGCGGCGATGCTCGGCTACGACATAACGATTACTGAATATCGCACGTTCGTTTGTGGCATCGATCGTTGCGGAGATAATCGCGTCTACGGCGACGGCTCCGATCCGATGTACAACGAATGGGGCATCCCGATCAAAAATCCGAATGGGCAGAACGTCGCCGGCGGCGAGCTGTCGGAATATCCGTATTACGGGCTCGGGCCTGAAACCAACCGTTTCTATTGGACGGTGCATGTCCATCAAGCCGCGCTGACGTGGTTCCGCGTTACCAAGGGCCAGACTGGCGTCGATCCGCATTTGCGCATTGGGCTCGCGACCGATCTTGAATGTTTGTTAAATCGCTGGAAGCCGGCGCACACCGAAATCATCTTCGACTATTCCGGTATTGGAAAGCCGGGCGATCCAATGGCAGGGACACCATGAGGCAACGGCAATGAAATACGAGCAACCGTTCGGCGTCAGCGACCCCAACGCCTCCTATATCAACGGCAATCCATCGACCGGGACGATGGGCTCGATCCCGCCGGCGGCTTCGATCGAGAACCCGCAGCGCGAGATCGTCAATTTCATTGCCGATGCTAATTTGGTGCCGGCCGATACCGACCTGCATCAGCTTGGCAGATCGGTGCAGAGCAACGGGGTTATCTACTGCGACGATCAGGGAACGCAAAACCAGTTGGCGATAACTTTGAGCCCGCCGATCACCGCGCTGATCAAGGGAATGGTATTCATCGTCAAGTCGCCGATCTCAAACACCGGGCCGTCAACGCTCAAGGTCAATGCGCTTGCGCCGATTGCCATCGTGCGCTCGACGGATCAGGCGCCGCTTACCCTTGGCGACATCTCGGCGAATTGTCTGCAAGCGTATGGTTACGACGGCACGCATTTTCAGATGGTCTGGTCGCAACGCCAGCCGGGCGCGCCGATCTACCTGACCGCACCGCAGACTTATTATGTCAATGGTACAACCGGACAGGACACTTACGACGGCACGACGGCACTTGTCGGAGGCGGTCATGGGCCGTTCAAGACGATCCAGAAGGCGTGCAATCAAATACCGCTCTACAACATGAACGGCTACAACGTCACGATCAATGTTGCGGACGGCACCTACGCGAACTTTGTCGTCCCGCCGCAGAACGGTTCCGGCAACGTAATCCTAAACGGCAACACATCAAATCCAGCCGCTTGCTCGGTTGTCGGCACCAACGTCACGGCAATTTTGGTGCGATCAGGCAATTATTGTATCATCGACGGATTTAAGGTGTCGGCCTCCGGGCCGTCAACTCCTGGCGATGTCATAGCCGGCGTCTGGGCTCAATTAGGCGGCACGTGGGCTTATCTGGAGCACATGGAGTTCGGCACCTGTACGGGGCCGCACATGTTTGCTCAATTCGCCGGGACCATCGCAAATCTAAATCCGCATTCACCTTGGAAAATCACCGGCAATGCAACCTATTTCGCTCGCGCCGACGGTGGCGGCTCGACAATCGGCAGCAACGCCTTTGCCGGCCCCGATGTCACTATCCCTGGGGCGATCTACTTCAGCGGCGCATTCATTGAAGCCTCCTACGCCGGCGCAGCCGGTCTTGTATTCGGGGCGCTGACGGGCGCGGCCAATGTGACTGGGTTCAAATTCCTGGTGTCGCTGAATGGCGTGATCGTGAGCGGTGGCGGCGGCGTGAATTATTACCCAGGAACGGGCGCCGGAACGGCCTCAAGCGGAGGGCAATATTTATGATCACGGGCAATCTTTCCGATTGGTACTGGTTCGTGGCTGGCGATCAAGCAAACGTCTGGTCGAGCGCCCGCGCGATGTCGGTTCCGGTCGATGATCAGCAATACCAAGATTGGTTGGCGATGGGGTACCGATACACAACGCCGATCGGCTCGATGGCTGAACTGCGGTCGGTGCTCGCGGTGCAGTATCCGCCGGGCACGCTGGAAACTTATGCGGCCTATTTGCGCTCCAATAAGGCGAGCGGCGGCTGCACAATCGGCGGCGAGCCGTACCTGACCGATCCTGTGTCGCGAAACACTGTTGCCAGCGCGCACGACTATGCAGTGGCAAATCCCGGTCACATCACCGATTGGAAACTGGCCGATGGCACGTTCATTCAATTGGACGAGCCTGGGCTTGCGCATGTGCTCCAAGAGATGGCGACGTTCGTGCAGACCTGTTTCTCATGCGAGAGCACCACGCTCGCGGGCATCACCGGCGGCACGATCACGAGTCTGGCGCAGATCGATGCTGCCTTCGCCGCCATCTCAAATGTGCTCCCATAGAGATTAGCCGCAATGGCAATCGTCAACATAACCGTCGATAACGACGCTGACTTCTATCAACTATTCCAATACGTCTCGACCAATCCCGATGGCAGCATCGGGCAACCGATCAACATGACCGGCGCCGCGCTGGAAATGATGCTACGCAGGCATGCGGCGGACGACACCGCGGTGCTTCGGCTGGCAACGGACAGCGGCGAGTTTGTGCTGACCGACCCGATCAACGGCTACTTCACGCTGAAGATTACCCAGGCCGTGCTCGAGCAGCTCGGCATCGGCAGCTATGACCAATCAAACATCATGGCGCTCGGCGGCCTCAAAACGAAGGTATGGGGCGGAACGATCGTCGTCAATCCGGGGCCGACGCGATGAACTCCGTCGAGGTCATCACCGATCCTCCCATCACCGTCGCGGCCGATGTCGCCGATGCGCTCGTGCTGCTCGGCCCCGGCGATGTGGAGACGATCATAACGGGCGTGCAGGGACCGCCCGGCCCTCCCGGCCCGGCCGGCGGCCCGCCTGGACCGTCTGGCCCGCCCGGCCCGCAGGGACCATCCGGTGGGCCGCCCGGCCCAGCGGGGCCGCAGGGCATTCAAGGGCCGCAGGGTCCGGCGGGGCCGCAGGGAGCGGCCTCGACCGCACCGGGGCCGCAGGGACCGCCAGGGCCGCAAGGGCAACAGGGACCGGCCTCGACCGTGCCGGGACCGCAGGGACCGCAAGGCGCGCAGGGCGCGCAGGGATCGCCGGGCGCGCAGGGGCCGACCGGAGTGACGGGCGGGCAAGGCCCGGCCGGGCCGCCTGGACAGACAGGTCCGCAGGGGGCCACGGGTGCGGCATCCACGGTGCCGGGGCCGCCGGGCGTGGACGGCAATACCGTGCTCTATGGCGCGGCCGATCCGGTCGCTGCGACCGGCGCCAACGGCAATTTCTTCATCAACACGACTTCGCATTTTATGTTTGGTCCGAAGTCTGCCGGCGCTTGGCCGGCCGGCGCTTCGATGATTGGGCCGGAAGGCCCGACAGGGCAAACCGGAGCGCAAGGATCGGCGGGCGCAACGGGAACCCGAGGTAGTCTCTGGTATGAAGGCATTGGTCCGCCTCCAACGGGAAGTGCGACAGAAACATGGAATGCGGCCGACCTTTCCGCAGTCACGCTGACCAACAACAATCTAACCGCTACGGGGACGGCGGCAGGAGGCGTGCGCAGCACTGCCGGGCTGAGTTCCGGCAAACTTTATTACGAAGGCAAGATAACCGCCATTCAAACTAACAGTTTGGGGATTGGCATCTGCACGGCAGGTGCGAATTTGGCAACAATCAATACAGCGTATGCCAATGCCGCTGCAGTAAATAGATTGGGGATCATATTTCTCAACGGTAGCAACTCTGGCGTTTCGCTGGGCATGCGAGCGGTCAACGATATTATCGGACTTGCTGTTGATTTAACCGCGCGCCTGATCTGGTTTCGGGTCGCGCCGGCCGGAAACTGGAACGCCAGCGGGACTGCAAACCCGGCGACCGGCGCAGGCGGCATCAGCATCAGTGTTTTAACCGGAGCAGTATTTTGCCTTTTTTCATCTGGCGCTAACGGCGACGCAGTCACCGCGAATTTGGGCGCCAGTGCATTCAGCGGGGCTGTGCCATCGGGCTTTTCCGCAGGCTGGTTCGCGCCTGCGATCAGTGGGCTGCTCGTCGGCGACAACTATCTCAACGGCAGCAACGGCGATGTCTACACGCTGACCGCAACGGGCTGGGGTTCGCCGGTCGGCAATATCCGCGGACCGCAAGGGCCAGCGGGAGCAGGTTCGCCTTCAACTGTCCCGCCGATCATGGACGGCGTTGCGACGGTCGGCATTTCAACCAACTTCTCCCGCGAAGATCACGTTCATCCAAGCGATACATCTCGCGCGCCCCTCGCATCGCCGGCCTTGACCGGAACCCCAACCGTACCGACCGCAGCGCCCGCAACCAACACAACACAGGCCGCGAGCACCGCGTTCGTCACGGCCGCAGTCGCAAGCCACCCCTCGGTGCGGGCGATCAGAATGTTCAACGCCAGCGGCACTTACACCCCTACCGTTGGCATGACCACTTGCATCATCGAAATGGTTGGTGCCGGCGCCGGCGGCAACGGTTACGCAGCCCAAAGCAGCTTTTACGATATCGGCGGCGGCGGCGGATCAGGAGCATATGCGCGCAAATTCGCAACCGCCGCCCAGATCGGCGCCTCACAAGCCGTGACCGTGGGCGGCGGCGGCCCCGGCGGCCCCGGCACTACGAACAGCGCCGGCTATGCCGGCGGCGATAGCAGCGTCGGCGTGCTCTGCGTCGCCAAGGGCGCCCCATCGAACGGCAGCGGCTTGGCTCCCGGTGGTGGCGCCGTCCTGGCCGGCTGCGTCGGGGACTTCACCGCCCCCGGCAGTCCAGGGCAATTCGGCGTTCAAGCAGCCCAGGGCGCCACCGTCTTCACCGGCGGCGCCGGCGGCAGCAGTATGTTGGGACCGGGCGGAATGCAAACACAATGGACCGCGACAGTCCTCACCGGCAACAACGCCCTCGGATACGGCGGCGGCGGCTCGGGCGGCTCGATCGGACAAGCCACCGGTGGCGTGGGCGGCGGCAATGGCGGCAACGGCGTCGTCATGATTACGGAATTTTAGGGACAGCGCCGCATGGGCATCTATATCGTAATCGAGCAAGCGACCGGCATCATCGACAATCGGATCGTGCTGGACGATCCGGCACAATGGGAACCGCCGGCAGGTCATGTCCTTGTCGAGGAAACGGGCGAGCCGATGGCAATCGGCGGAACATACATTGATGGTGTTTACACGCCGCCGCCGGAACCAGAGCCGGTGCCGGAGCCACCGCTGCCGCCACAAGCCGATCCGCAAACGACCGTGCTCTACGACCACGAGAACCGGATACGAGCGCAGGAAGGCGCGCCGCCGCTGTCGCTGGCCGAGTTCCTGATTAAGGCCGCTCCCACATGATGATCCCCGAGAGCTATCGCCCTTGGCTTCTGCTCGCCGGCTTCCTTCTGATCCTCGTGGGCGGGATCTGGGTCGTGCATACGCTCGAGGCGATGTATCCGTAGGAAGGCAGAGCGATGGCGCCGATCGAGGAAACGGGTAAGGCGGTGACGGCGACTCTCGATGCCATGAAATCGACGCCGCTCGCGATCGCGCTCTTGGTGGTCAATGTCGCGTTCCTGGGGGTCGCCGCTTATGTGCTCGGCGAAGTGGCGGCCAATGCGAGCGAACGCAATAAGGCGCAGCTCGAGCTCATCACCAATCTCGTTCGCGACATCCGTGATTGCCGGCAGGGACCGCCGACGCTATAGTCACACGTCAACCCAAACCCACGGCAGCTTTCGCCCTCGCGCAATGCGGGGGCTTTTTTTTGCCCTCACCGCAACAGACCTTCGCGCATGGCGATAGCGACGGCGTGCGCGCGATCGACGGCGTTGAGATTGAGCAGGATCGAGCGGACGTGCTTGCGGATGGTTTCCGGGCTGACCTCGAGCTGGCGGGCAATGTCTTCCGTCGCTCGCCCCTGGGCGATCATGCGCAGCACGAGAAGCTGGCGGTCGGTCAGCGTGTGCGACCGAGGCCGCCGAGGAGGCTTGGCCATGCCGGTCTCGTGAAAAGGAAGCATGTTGGAAATACCTCATAAATGCGGCTGATACAAAGCGGGCCGCCCGCTACCGCTACCCGTTCGGGTAAGTCAATAGATTGTGACGGCGGCTTAAAATTCAAGCCTTGACTCCCATTACTTGTGCCGGTGCCAAGGCCACTCCCCCTAGCTCTAGATGAGTCGGATAGGCGGCAAATAAATTCAGCACAACTACCCGCTCGGGTAGTGCTACTTATTGCCTCGGTCGGGTTGGAGGGCGGACTCCATTGGCCACTGTCAGCGAGCGCAACGCTGCGATCGGAAAACGGACCACCGAGATGCGCGAGGACCGCGGGCTCACGCAGGCGGCGCTCGCCGCGGCGATCGGCGTGAGCAAATACATGATCTATCGTTTCGAGCACGGGCATACCCGCATTGCGATCGAGTACCTCGAGAAGATCGCCGCGGCGCTGCAATGCCGCGTCGAGGATTTGCTCGCGCCGCCTGGCTCGCCCTTCCGCAAGCGACGATTGAGGGGACGCAATGGCAATGACGTATGACCGCTGGAAGGCGACCGAGCTCGAGCCTTACGACGACCGCCTGGCGCCGCTGCGGTGCCGCTACCACGATGGCGTCTGCCGGTATGATTGCGCCAGCCGCGGCTCGCGCTGCCTGATCGATGGCCTCGTCGATCTGGCCTGGGCTCTGGGGCGAGGACGAGGAGGGCGAATGAAATGGCGGCCACGTATCACGGCTGGCGCGACAAGGACGGCACCGCGCACGTCGAGGCGGACGGCGCTCCACTCGATCTGCGGCTCGATCTCGACAACCACTCGCCGACCGGCATCGAATGGGGATACGGCGGGTCGGGACCGGCGCAGCTCGCGCTCGCGCTCCTAGCCGATGCGCTCGACGACGACGCGCTCGCCTTGCGGCTTCATCAACAGTTCAAACGGAAAAGCATCACGCCGATCCCGCGGGATCGGGAATGGTGGATGACCGACGAACAGGTGCGCGCGATCGCCGCCGGTTTGTCGAGACTATGAGGGGCAGACTGATGAAAGGCACCATGCTGGTTATCCCGGTCGCCGGCCGGCCATCGGTGACGGAATATAGGATGCCGATCGATCTGCCGGCGTTGCAGAAGGCGGTCGGCGGCTACCTCGAGGTCGTGCCCTATTTCAACGAGATATTTCATGGCGGCCAATGGCGACGCTGCGTCGCGTTCGCCGATGAGGACGGCAAGCGCAAGCAGCTTCCTTACAATGGCGTGGCGCACATTTGCTGGGACGAGGCGCTGCGCCGCCGGCCACGGGCCAAGGGTCAGCCGCCGCCAACGTCCGCGCCGGACTATCTCTGCGGCCCGGTGGTGGTGCTGTTCGGCGACGATGAATGGATGAGCGAGCTATGAGCGAGCGCGTGCTGTTCGACGCTGACCGCAAAGGGCCGCGGCGCTGCGGCGATTGTCAATTGTGCTGCAAGCTACTTCCGGTGCAGACGCTGGCAAAGAAGGCGAGCGAGCGTTGCAGGCATCAGAAAGCCGGCAAGGGCTGCGCGGTCTATCGCCGGCCAGGCTTCCCACCGGAATGTCATTTCTGGTCCTGCCGCTGGCTCTTGCACGAGTCGGGCACCGAGAGCATGCGGCGGCCCGATCGCGCGCACTACTGCATCGACATGATGCCGGATTACATCACGATCATCCACAATGAGACCGGCGCGCGAACCCGGTGGGAGGTCGTCCAGATATGGTGCGATCCCGGATACCGCGACGCGCACTGCGATCCGGCGCTGCGCGCGTTCCTCGAGGCCAAGCGGATACCGGGGATCGTGCGGTTCAGCGAGACCGACGCGCTGCATCTCATCCCTCCCTCCCGAAGCGACGACAACCAATGGCATGAGGTCACCGGCGCCATGCGAGAGACAACGCACACGCCGGCTCAGATCGCGGCCGCGATTGGCGTGCATACGCAAGTCGTGATCAATGAGTAAGAAGCGCGACGAAACTGTCTTGATTTGCATGCCGGCGCCGAAAGTCGGCGAGCCACTCATTCTTGCCGACAACGTGCTCGACGTCTGCGGCTGCGGCGCCAGCGTGCAGCGCCGCCCGCATACGCCGAAGGGCGCGCGGATCGTGTGCGTCGGGTGCCTTGAAAAGCGCGGCGTGCAGCCAGGCGACGAGCTCGTGATCACGCCGCGGTCGGTGATCGAGCTCGCCACGTATTTCGGCGCGCGCAAGCCGCCGGGAGGCGCCCATTGATCCGGGTCTTACACCGCCCGCGCCCTTCTCCCTTCCTTCTCCCCCCGTTTTCCCCCCGTTTTCCCCCCGCGTCCAAAGCGATATTTCTCTTTCGCCGGACCCGCCGGGGTCCACAGCTCTAGTGGACACTAAATGGACACTGTAGCCTTTTTCTTTTGTATGTCTTTGATATTATTATCGTTTTTTAGATTTAGGGACGCTCCCTCGGGGCGTATTAATGCTAAACTGAGCAATGCCTTAAGATGCGAGAAGCCTTTGATTTATCGGTAAAACAAGTGCATATGAGTGCATAGCCGTCCACCGCCGTGCATAGCCGTGTAGTGGACACTAAGTGGACACTGGAACATGCCGAAGCCTCGAAACCCCAAGCTCGACAGCCCGACCGCCCGCGCCAAGCTGGCGCCCGCCAAGAAGCCGTATTGGACGACGATCGCGCCTGGCATCTCGCTCGGCTACCGCCGCAACGAGGGCGCCGGCACTTGGTCGGTTCGCGTAATCGGCCACGGGGCGACTTGGATCAAACGCCTTGCCATTGCCGACGACCTCGAGAAAGCCGCGCCACCGACCGTCCTAGGCTACTGGCAGGCCATCGAGGAGGCGAGGAAGCTCGCGCGACAGGAACCGGGCGCGCCGGTGGACGATAGCCGGCCGGTAACGGTGGGCGAGGCCCTCGACGGCTACGAGCTCGATCTCAAGGCGCGCGGGGCCGACATCGCGAATGTGCGGCGCCCTCGGAAGGCCATGCCGTCCGCGCTCCTGGAGAAGCCGGTGCAGCTTCTCACCGCCGGCGAGCTCAAGCGGTGGCGCAACAGCCTCGTCGGAGGCATAGCCTCAAAGGGCCGGGCGGCGGCCAGCGTCAACCGCATGGTCAAGGGGCTGCGCGCCGCGCTCGTCCAGGCCGGCGAAAACGATCCGCGCATCCGCAATCAGGCCGAATTCAAGATCGGGCTCAAGCCGCTGCCGGGCGCCGGCCGGGCGCGCAACATCATCCTAACCGACACCGAGGTCCGCGCCTTCGTCGCCGCGGCCTATGCGCTCAATCCGGCGCTGGGGCTACTGTTCGACGTGTTGGCGGTCACCGGGACGCGGCCGTCGCAGGCCATCAGGCTTACGGTTGCCGATCTGCAAGCCGACCCGCGGTCGCCGCGGCTTCTGATCCCGCGCTCGGGCAAGGGCGGGAACCGCGATCGGATCGAGCGCAAGACGGAGCAAGTCCCGGTCCCGATCACGCTTGGCCTGGCGCACCGGCTGCAAGCCGCGGCCGCGGGCCGCCCGGCAACCGCGCTTCTGTTGTGCCAGGGCGACGGCTCGACTTGGCCGCGCGAGCCGCTGAAGCATTATAACCGCCGCAAGCTCGTCCAAAGCATCGGGCTCGATCCCGCCGAGGTCACGACCTACGCGCTGCGCCACTCGGCGATCGTGCGCCAGCTCCTCGCCAACGTCCCGATCCGGCTCATCGCCGCGCAATGCGATACGTCGGTCGCCATGATCGAGAGCAACTATTCCAAGCACATCGCCTCGCACGGCGACGAGCTGTCCCGGCGCGGCTTGCTGGCCGACGAGGCGCCGGCCGACAACATCGTCGCATTCCAAAAAAAGGAAGTTGATCGATGAGCGAACCGGATTTGAATTTTATTGCTCGCCAGATCGAGCGTCTCGTTAGCGACGTCGCGGGCGTGCGCGATGATATGGCCGTGCTGACCTCCATCGTGCTGCGGCAGGACGGAACCCTGACGGCGCTTTTGCAGGAGACCCGCGCGACGCATGCGCAAATCGCGCGGATGAATAATCGCATCCACAAACTTGAGGACACAGCACCATGATGCGCTTTGCTCCCGCTCTATTTGGCAGAGCCATCATGCCTCTCGGCTCTATCTGCTCGACTCGTTCAAGAACCAGCCTGAGCTATTTCGCAAGCGCCTCGCCACCGCGACAGGAGAACCGAGATGACCCGCGAGCCAACTCATCACTTCATGCGCCGTTTGCTGCAAGCAGCACTGCGCGAAAAGGAGGCGGCCATAGCCGCACTCGTCGCCGAGGCAGACCCCATCCGCAAGAAGCTTGCTGATCTTGATAAAGTGCTTGTCTCGCGGAAAAGGGACGGCGCTTTGGTCAAACCCTGGGGCGCGGTGATTTCAGACGAAGAATCCCTCGCCAGGGCAACAAAGCGCAGGGCTTTGAAATGACCCGCGAGCAAGCGCTGGCCTATATCGGACTCTGCGTCGACGACGCTTCTCGACCAACAAATCGATCGCGAGTTCGACCGCCTCGTCGCGATTTCTGTCGAACGTATCCCGACGACCGGGCATGTCCCGGCAACCATTAGTTTGAAAGGGTAACTGAAATGCGTTTTGCTCAAGCTCTATTCCTCGCGACGTTGATCGTCGCATCCTCGCCCGCGCATGCGCTCGAAGTGGGCGAAACCGTCCAATTCAAAGGCGAGGTTCCCCAAGGCTGCACGTTTTATGGCGACGCACGCGAATTGCTGCGGCTGCGGACGCTGGGCAATTATCGCGGCGCGCAGTTCTATGTGGACAGTCTCGCCATCGATCGCGAGATGGCGATCGTTCGGGCCGTGCGACCCAATCCGCTTCCGTTGTACGTTGACGGGAAGGTTCGTTATTGCGGCGAGCTCGGCGGTCTAACGAAGGAATATCTCGTTGTCCGAAAGTCTCCCGCCGAGACCCTCAAAAGCGCCGTCCCCTTGGCGCCTGGGCATACGGCATATGATCCGTTGCCGATGGCATGGTTTTGCGTTGTGCCGACAATGACATACGATATTCGTAAGATTGACCCCAACAAGCCGCGCGAGCCCGAGCCGGACCCGAAGACCTATTGCATCTGGGCCTTTCTGAGCGACACGCAGCCGGCCAAGCAATCGGGCCTCCCCGCAGCAGGAGAGGAATGATGACCATCATGATGGCGAAGCTCTACGACGCGCTGCGGGCCGGCAATGTCCCGGACGAAAAGGCGCGCGCCGCTGCTGAAGAGGCCGCAGCATACGAGAACAGAGCCGCGCGGATCGACACCGATCTCACCGTTCTAAAGTGGATGGTGGCGACCAATCTCGCCATGACGATCGCGATCCTTTTCAAGACGTTTCTATAGCGGCTCGCAGTGGACCGCGCATGTCAGCTCGCCGGCAGGGCGCCGGCCGATAACGTCGTCGCATTCCAAAAAAAGGAAGTTGATCGTGACCGCCCCGAAAACACTAGGCGAATATCGCGACTTCGTTGCCCTGATCGCCGACGAGGACAGTCCCGCCGTCAAATTCTTCGATGACAAGATCCGGGAGCAGGGCGCGAACGAGCGGGTGATTGCCGACGAAAGTCAGATGCTGATGCTGATCGGATCATTACTGACCTATTTGAAGTGAATGAAAACCTCGACAACCTTCTCGCCGTCGTTCCAGATTGCCGCATTGGCTCGCCATCTTCATCCCATCTGGTGCGCAGAACTCTCGTCTGCGGACCGGAATGGCACGAGCGGGAATGTTGGTTCGCAGTCAGGGCAGCCGCAACCGTAATCCACGACCCATCCGCATTTGGGGCATGCGATGTCGTCCCATGATGGCCTCGGAGTCTCGGCTTGTTTTATGATTGACATAGCAATCCACACTCCACGTCATGCTCCTCGGCGACTTCCTCGAATAGCTCTGGCGACCGGGCTATCTCTTGCAGGAGTCCCGCGTAGCTATCGCGGCGGTCAAACCAGCCCTTCACGCTCTCCTCCTGATCGATCCACCACCTTGCTGACGCCGGGCTTTGCCGGATCAGGCGCTTACGCAGACCGCGACCCTTGAGGAAGCACAAGTCACAGTTTCCGCCACTCGGCTCTAAATCAAGGTCGAACGGTTGTTCTCGCCAGAACTCGGTTACATCCCGAAGATGTCTGTGAGCCTTGGCGAGGGGTGCAACACATCGGCGGCCGTCCCGCTCGTTGCGCTCCAGCATCTTAAAGACGCGCATGCCCTCATCATCCCGCAGGCCGATGATTTCGGCATATCCGGCCTCAAACCCTTTTGATTTGAGGAAGGAAGCCATCGCCTTAACCTTGAGGACTTGCGTGCAAAATCTTGCCTGCCAATTGGGCGGCATCCCCTTTTTGGCGATGAGCGCCGCAAACGGCTCCCCAAGTCGGCTGGCTGAATTGTATCCGACCTCCTCAAAGCCCTCCGGGGTGTCCCGCCACTCGATCCAATGCACCTTGACTGCCCAGCGCGTCCCGCATTCGTGAACGAACCGCAGGGTTTCCTCGCGCTCCTTGCCTGTGTTGGCGAACACGACCAGCACCCCGGATGGCAACGAGCCGCCATGAGCCGCAAGTATCTCATGCAACATATAGCCCGAGGTACGGCCACCACTGAACGAGATGGTGGCGGGGGCTTGGATCAGGAACGGGTTAGGTTTCGCTAACATGAATGGTTTCCACTATTCTCGTGTGCGGCGCGGTTCACAGCGCCAACTCCACTTGCTTTGCCGAGACGGCCCAACTCGATCCGCACTGGCGCTGAACGATGTCGCGCAAGACGAGCGCTGCCCCGATCATGAGCACGCCAGAGGGTGCCATGATGCCCGGCGCAACGGGGATCAGGCACGGGCCGTTCGGTATGCAAACGGTGCCGAAGTTGCCAATCAGCCAATTCGCGGCCGGGATTGTGAGGATATAGAGGGCAATAAGGATCATGGGATTAGCTTTCAAAATCCGGTGCGCTCACCTGCTGTCTGCGCCCTCGCTGCCGTTTCCCTTTTTTGGCTCACCGGCGTCGAGGCGCTCCTGCAACGCGCGGATCGTCTCGATGGCCCCGGTCGCGCGGCCCACAAATTCGGCAACGCGCTCGCCGGCAATCTGTGAATGCTTGCGCATGGCTGTGGCGAGCTCGCGCATGTTCTCCGCAATCTCGAAGGCGCCGTCTTGAAGGGCTTGTGCGGCCCGCTCGATCTCGTGCGCGGCTGACTCGCCGATCTGATCGACGGCTTGCACGGTGACGCCGGCGAGCGCCAGCGGGTCACGG